GTAGATTCTGACAATAATCGAAAATATGCAACAGCTAGTTTAGTTGTTAATACTAGATTTATAGATACGCCTGATGATTTATTAATAGTAAGATCTGCTCAAATTGTAGACTCAGATGGAACAGCTTTAACTGATAATAGAGATTTTCTTCAGTATCGAGATACTAATTTTATGTCTGAATATAACCCTAAAGGAGAGACAGGGGTTCCCAAATATTACAGCTATTGGGATGAAAACACTTTGGTTTTTGCTCCAACACCTGATGCGACCTATACAATTCAAATAAATTATATCTTGAAAACTTTAGGATTATCGTCTACAAATACAACTACATACTTAAGTCAAAAATTTCCCAATGGTTTATTGTATGCTTGCCTAGTTGAGGCTTATGGTTTTTTAAAAGGACCCGTTGACATGCTGCAGTTATATGATAAAAAATACACAGAGGCAGTCAAAGGTTTCTCAATTGAACAAATGGGAAGACGAAGACGGGATGAATACCAAAGTGGTGTTCCTCGAATAGGTAAACAATAAGGAGATAAACTATGGCAATAACACAAGCAATTTGTAATTCATTTAAAAAACAGCTTTTAGAAGCTGACATGAATTTCAAACAAACTGGTGGGGATAAGTTTAAATTAGCTCTTTACGTTTCTACAGCAACTCTAAATGCAGCTACAACCTCTTTTACTACAACTGGACAAGTTTCAGCGAGTGGTCAATACGCTTCTGGCGGCGGTCTTCTTGTTAACTCAGGAACATCAATTTCAGCAGGTGTAGCAAGATGTGACTTCGCGGACAGATCTTTTACTGGAGTGACGTTAACAGCTAGAGGTGCTATGATTTACAATACATCTTCTGACACTACTAATGCGTCAGTTTGTATTTTAGATTTTGGAGCAGATAAAACAGCTACATCAGGAACTTTCACAATTCAGTTTCCAGCGCCAACATCAACTGCAGCGATTCTAAGGATCTCTGGTTAATCTTAGGAGGTAATCTCCTATGGCAACCACTTGGGGTCAAGCATCGTGGGGCGACAATTCTTGGAATACAGATGTAAATAATATTTCTGTAACTGGGATAGGTGCGTCTTTTACTTTAGGAAGTGTAGTAGGTTACCCAGGTTTAGGGTGGGGAGCAAACTCTTGGAACGTTGGTGAATGGGGATCAGTAAATACAGGAAATCAATTAGTAACTGGTTTTGGTTTATCTGCAAATCTTGGACAAGTAGAACAATCATCAAGTACAGGTTGGGGAAGACTCACTTGGGGAACAAGTGTGTGGAATGGATATGGTACAGTAATTCCTGCTAGTAATTCTATGTCCATGTCTTTGGACAATAATGTTTTAATTGATACAGAAATAAATGCTGGTTGGGGACGACTAGGATGGAATATTAATGCTTGGGGTATAAGAGGACAAGCTTTTGCAAACAATTTCCCAATGACTATGTCATTGAATGACGTAGTAATTGATAATGAAATTAATACAGGATGGGGTTCAGACGGATGGGGAGTTGAGGGCTGGGGTGCATCAATTCAAGTAGTTAGTGTAACTGGTCAAACTATAACTGCATTTGAAGGTAGTGCAGGTTTAGCGTTTGATGGAGATTCAAATGTTACTCCTACAGGTAATCCTTTAACTATCACTGCCCCAGCGACTGTTGAAGCGTTTGCTTCTTTTGTTGCAGAGCCTACAGGTCTTCCAATGACAATAACATTGTCATATGACCCTGAAGTTATAAATACTGAAAGTTTACCAATGACAATTGCTTTAGGTACAGCGATTGGAGACAATGTTACTATCGCAGAAATATCTGCTCAATCAGCTTCAACATGGGGTCTTAAATCTTCTTGGGGATTTGGAGTATATGGAAATCAACAAGTAAACACTCTTGTAATGGCTATGCAAGAAAACTTTAGTGGTGCTGATCCTGCACCAGATGCAGAAGCTACTGGTCAAGCAATGGCTATGAATTTATCACCAATAAGTAATTTTGATATTATTGGAGATGCCTCAGTTAGAATTTTAACAGCTATGGGTTGGAGTGATGGTACTTGGAGTGAGTCTAAATGGGGTAATGGAACATTCTTAGCAGTTCCAGATTTCACATTTAGTTTATCGGCTAACTTAGGAACAGCTGCTTTAGACGCAAATACTATACCTACCATTACAGGTCTAACTAATTTATTTACTGACGTTGGAACTGTAACAACGACAGGTACAGGTAAAGTAATTCCTACAGGAAACTTGTTGACAATGGGCTTAGGAACAGCTACAAATGTACTGATTTGGAACGAAGTTAATACTGGCACAGCACCAGTTGACCCTCCAGGATGGCAGGAAGTTTCAACAAATGCTGCATAATTATAGTTTGACACTATAACAAAAATTTTATAAATTAAGTAAATCGGAGATAAAAATTATGGCAAACTCTACATCAGCTAGTTTAAAACTTACAGTACAAGCAACTGGAGAAAACTCAGGAACTTGGGGACAAATTACAAATACAAACTTATTAATTCTAGAACAAGCGATTGGTGGATTTCAATCAGTTGCAATTACTTCTGGAGCAACTTTAACTTTTTCAAATGGTGCTTTATCAAATGGTAAAAACCAAGTATTGAAATTAACAGGTACAATTGGAGGAGCAGTTAACGTTGTTATCCCTGATTCTATCGAAAAAACTTTCGTAGTAGAAAATGCTACTACTGGTGCTTTCACAGTCACATTCAAAACTACTTCAGGAACTGGAGTAACTTGGGCGGCTGCTGACAAAGGCACTAAAATGATTTACTCAGATGGAACTAATGTTGTTGATACAGCATTTACAGATTTATCCTCTGACTACTCACCACAACTTTCAGCTAACTTAGATGCAAATGGTAATAACATTGCTATTGATACTGCAACAGGTCTCATTGATGAAAATGGAAATGAGCAAGTTACTTTTACAACAACTGGATCTGCAGTTAATGAATTCACAGTAGCTAACGCAGCTACAGGTAATGCACCTGAAATATCTGCGACTGGTGGTGACACTGACATTGATTTAAATCTTACACCAAAAGGAGTTGGTAGAGCAACTTTTAATGGTCAAGGTAAAATTCAAAGTGTTGCAGAAAAAGTTACAACTGAAGCAACAGCTGCTACAGGAACTGTAAACTATGATGTTCTTACACAAGCTGTATGGAACTTTACTACAGATGCTTCAGCAAACTGGACATTAAATATTAGAGGTGATGGATCAAACTCTTTAGATTCAATTATGGATACTGGAGAATCTATTACTGTAGCTCACATTGTTAAACAAGGTGGAACTGCTTATTACAACTCAGCTGTTCAAGTTGATGGATCAAGTATTACACCAGAATGGCAAGGTGGAGAAGCTCCAACTGAAGGAAATATTAACTCATTAGATGTTTATTCATATACAATTATAAAAACTGGTTCAGCTACGTTTACAGCGTTAGCATCATTAACACAGTTTGCATAATAAGTTAGGAGGAGAAAGATTATGCCAATATTAGGATCTAGAGGAGCCGGATCGGCAAAGGGATTTGGTATTACTTCTGGTGTTGCAAAAACTTATGAAGTTTCTTATTTAGTCATCGCTGGTGGCGGAGGAGGAAGCGGAGGATCTTCTTACAAGCTTGGAGGAGGCGGCGGAGGAGCCGGAGGATATAGAAATTCTTTTGCATCAGAAACTTCTGGTGGTGGTGGTTCAACAGAAACTCCATTAATTTTAACTGGAAAAAAAACTTATACTATTACAGTCGGAGGCGGAGGTGCTGGCGCTACTGGTCAAGGTTCTGGTCAAGTTATTGGCGGCTCACCTGGAGATGATTCATCAATAGCAGGTTCAGGTATTACCACAGTTACCTCAGATGGAGGTGGAATGGGTGGTTCTACAGCAGAAGGTTCAGATACCGGAGATGCCGGAGGATCAGGTGGCGGAGCAAGAAATCAAGGAGGTGGCTCAGGAGGAGCTGGAACTGCTAATCAAGGTTTTGCTGGAGGACCTGCTTCAGGAAGTGGTCCTAGTGGACAAGCTGGAGGCGGCGGAGGAGCCGGTGAAGCAGGAAATACAGATGCTCAAGCAGATGGTGGAGATGGATTAACTTCAGCTATTGTTGTAGCAGCTTCAGGCGTTGATAGAGCTGGAGGCGGCGGAGGCGGTACTCCGGGCAGTCCGGGAACAGGAGGTACTGGTGGCGGTGGAGATGGTACTACAGATTCTGCAGCCAATGCTGGAACAGCAAATACTGGTTCAGGTGGCGGTGGAGCCGGCGCTAATTCTGGAGTTCCACCTGGAAGTTCAGGTCAAAACGGAGGTAATGGTGGACAAGGAGTAGTAATTTTAAGAATGCTTACTGCTGATTATTCAGGTGTAACAACAGGTTCACCAACAGTTACAACTGATAATGCTGGTGCAGATACAATAATAACATTTAACAGTAGTGGGAGTTACACAGCATAATGGCTCACTTTGCAAAAATAGATGAAAATAATGCGGTAATAAAAGTTGTTAGTGTACACAATAATGTTATCACAGATGAAAATGGAGATGAAC